ATGCATACGAGTTTTCGTGTACTTCCCGAAATTTTTTTTTCGAGGTAACACACAAACGTAAGTTACTGAATTTTAAGTATTTAAAAAAACCATGAATAAACCGAAACAATCATCAAATACCAAACGAGACAACACACATAACAGCCAGCCGAACAACTTAACAACCGTCAATGTCAAACGTACAGGTATAGGCTGTCCGGGCCTAAAGAAATTCAAACTGAGCCAACTCAAAGAAAGCGAATACAATCCGAGAATAATCGACAACGAGACATTGCAAAGCCTGAAAAACTCAATAAACCACTTCGGCTGTGTGGAACCGATAATAGTAAATGTAAGGCGTGGGCTTAATAGAATTGTCGGAGGCCATCAAAGATACAAAGTATTGAGCGAATTAAAAGTGAAGGAGTGTATTTGCGTAACGGTGAATTGCAGCCAGTCGGAAGAAAAGCTGTTGAACATAACTTTGAACAATCAACACTTGCAGGGCAAGTTTATCGATAGCATTGCTGTTTATATCGACGAATTAAAAAGCCAATTGCCTGATTATCTGAATAAGCTTGATTTGAAAATTGAAAAATTGCGTGAACAGATCGGGAAAAACGAAAAAAAGACAAAGCCGGCCTATGCAGAGGAAACTATAAAACCATACAAGAAAACTCATGTGCTTTTATCTTTTGAGCCAAAGTTACTTGTAAAGATACTGCCACACCTGGAATCAATCCTGAAAGTTAAAGGCGTTCAATATGAACAGGGTTCGAACTGATAATACATTTCTTGAAACGAAAATAAGATTGAGACTCGACAATCTGCCGGCTGGTGATTGCAGAGTTTTAGATTGCTATGCCGGCACAGGTCTTATTTGGAGAACAATAAAAAAACGAAGCAAAAAAAAGATAAATGTTCTCGGCATTGAAATCGAAAACAGAGACGGAATATATTTGCAGGGTGACAATAGAAAGTTTCTGTCGTCGATGGATTTAAGTGCTTTTAATGTGATAGACCTTGACGCTTACGGTGTACCGTATGACCAGCTGAGGATAATATTTTCGAAAAAGCCCAGGCCTGAGGCTGTTATATTTGTGACATTCATTCAAATAATGTACGGCGGTTTGCCACACGGCATGTTAAGGGACATCGGATACAAAACATCGATGATTAACAAGTGTCCGGCATTGTTCTATAAAAACGGCTTTGAAAAATTCAAGCAGTACCTTGCATTTAACGGAATCGGACAAATCAGGCACTATTCGCATCAAAAAAAACATTATTTGTGTTTTAAGATAAAAAAAAGCGGCTCATAAAGATTGACTATACGCACGCTTACGGGAAAAGCGGAAAAAGCAGCCAGTTTTTCGTTGACAAAAACGCCATAAGTCGTTATTGTATAAGAAGTTATGAACTTTTGATAATAACAAAAAACATACAGAAAGGACAAGTTATGGCGAATATTTACGAAAAATACAGACCAAAGAAGTGGTCACAGGTAAAGGGACAATCGAGAGCCGTACAAATCATCAGGCAGATGAAACAGAGAGGGCTTGCCGGCAGAGCTTTTTGGATTAGCGGTATATCCGGAAGTGGCAAGACAACGATTGCAAGACTAATCGCCAGCGAAGTCGCAGACGAGCTTTTTACAAAAGAATTTGACAGTGCAGAGGAATTTAACCAGGAAGCTTATCAGGAAGTTGAGCGGGAAATGTATCTTTACGGCGGCGGCAAAAAGCGTGGCCGTGCTTTCATCATTAATGAAGCACACGGATTAAGAGTGTGGATGATCAGACGCTTGCTCGGATTGCTTGAACGAATACCGAAGCATGTTGTTTTTATCTTCACGACAACGAAGGCAGGACAGGCCGGATTGTTCGAACAACAAATCGATGCCGGACCACTTTTGAGTAGGTGTGTAAACATTCCGCTCAATAGTAACGACGGTTTGGCTAAAGTTTTCGCTAAGCATTGTAAAAGAATCGCCGAGGCCGAAGGTCTGGACGGAAAACCGCTTTCAGTCTATATCGAACTTGCCAGGGAATTAAAGAACAATTGCAGAGCTATGCTTATGGCAGTCGAATCAGGACAGATGATTAAATGAAAGGAGAGTGAAAAATGATTTACAGAATTGGAGCCGACGGATTAGAAAATATAAGTGTTACAGAAGATGACAATAAAAACAACCTGCCAGTAGGTACAATCCTACAGCTGAATGGCTATGACAATCCGCGATACGTGATAATCAAGAACCTCGGAGTACATGAAAGGTACAGAAGTCACGGTGCTCGATACATGACGGTCAAGCTTGATGATTACACGTTTTCTCAGCATGATGCGTTCTCGATGAATCATATCGACACGAAGAAAGACAATCGAATCCACATGTATTACACGTCCGAAGTTATGCCGGAAGATAAGGTGCTTGAAATCTGGGAAAAAGCAAAACTGGTAGAACAACAAAAAAAGGAAGCGAAGGAAAAGGCCGAAAAGATTGCAGCTGAAAAAAAAGCCCGGGGACGTAAGCTGTTCGAAAAACATATTCCGCCAGAGGCACAGGCATTAATTGTCGCCAAGTGCGAACGCGATGATTGTGATTTGCAGACAGACTATTTTGCGACATCGACGACGGCGACTGTGATTCTCGGATGGTCGAAACACAAGCGGGATTTGTTTTCTGAAATGCGTAAACACGCGGACCGGATATCGGAAACGGCACATCTTAAAAACAAACCCACAGTCGATTCAAACAATGAACCAAAGACGGAGCAAAATAAATCATGGTGGCATCCAAAAGACGAACACCGCGAAAAATACAGCATGGGAAAAGGCTACTATCTTAAAGACGGCAATGCTTATTCGACTGGATGGCTGATTCAAAAAGTGTGCAAATATCAAGACTGGTCACCAAGTCTTTATATCTCAATGGCCGAACGATGCATATTTGAGAAGTAATGGAAAGGAAGTGACAGAAATGGAAAATACATTAGTTGTCGAAAAATCGATTCACGAAATAGCAAAAAGGGCAAACATTGAAATCGACAAAGTTGATTTAGGCATAACATTGAACGTGGCAATGAATGACGAACAGGTCAGAGACCTGGTTGCGATGATGGGATTTTTGGTCGGTCAACAAATGGAGCCCGGGCAAATACTGGCAGAGTTGTATCACGACTTAAACGCTTTCAAACAAATACATCTTAATCCTGGTACTGAAAGATGTTTTTCGCCGAGGTCAGCGGGATACGCACAAAAGGTATTGCGTTCGCAAATATAAGAAAACAGCCCCGAACGGAACGCCGGTTCGACTCCGGCACGGGGCATTATTAAAAATAAATTTGAGGGATAAAAACAATGGCAACATATAGTTTCAATCAGAAGAAAACAAGAGAGCTACAAACGGCAATACAAAACGCTCCGGAAGGATATGAAGCATTTTTTCAGCCAACACATCATAGAGGTTGCGTCCAAGTATTGAGGTTCACTGACAAGGAAAAATACAAAACTGATTATTGTGTCAACACGTTCAGATCGCGAGACATCAATCACGAAGCTTTTTATAAAAAACTATCAGTGACAGAGAATGATGTTTTGGAATTAAGCCAGGAATGGATTGACATGATATTAAAAGCCAAGAGGCTTAAATTCTACGCGAACAAAAGAAAAGGCCGAGTAATTGTTCGGCTGAGAATATTCAAATAAACAGACAAAAGAACATATTAGAGAAAGGATTAACATGCCAGTAATTTACAGACCCAGTGGAAGGGCGCTCGAGTATTCATTTCTTGCGTTAAATCATTATATAGGCTGCACGCATGGTTGTTTTTATTGCTATGTGCCTACAATGCCATTATTCAAAGATCGTGACTTTACAAATCCGGACGTTAGGCCGGATATAATTAACAGGATCGAAAAAGAAGCTCCACGATATGCAGGTACGAACGAACGCGTTTTATTATGCTTCACGTGTGACCCATATCAGCCAATTGATAAAAAAGAAAAAGTCACCAGGTCAGTTATTAGAGTTTTGAGAAAGTACAATATACCTTTTCAAATTTTGACCAAAGGCGGCCTTAGAGCCAAAAGAGATTTTGATTTATATGGAGCAAGAGACGCGTTCGCAACAACATTAACTTTTATAAAAGAAGATGATTCTAAAAAACACGAACCGAACGCAGCAACGCCAGGCAATAGAATAAAAGCATTGATTGAGGCTCATAGTCAGGGGATTGAAACGTGGGTTAGCCTCGAACCGGTTATCGACATAAGACAGACTTTGGAATTGATCGAGATAACTCAAAACTGTGTTGATTATTATAAAATCGGAAAACTTAATCACCTAAAGAGCGATATAAACTGGCGGGATTTCGGAATCGAAGCAATAAGAATTTGTGAGAAGTACAATAAACCATATTACATCAAAGATGACCTTGCATATCATTTGAACGGAATCGAATTTACAAATACAGACAAACGATTAGCAACTATATAAACATGGCCAAGGATGATATTAGTGAAGTTGCTTGGCGGCAGAGATATTTAGTTCTGTTGCAGAAAGTCAGTTCTGGGGACACATTGTCAAAGAGTGAGCTTACAGAGCTAAGAAAATATGAGCGCCTATCCGAAAAGAGCAAATCCAAAAAAAAGCCATTAATCATCGATAGAAAACCAACTGACAGGTCACGCAAATCTAAAAAGAAAAAAGCCAAAGGGAAAAGTAATTCATCACCGGTATCGCCGGCGGACGTAAAACTTTTAGGCCTTGAATGTGACAGCTTGACCGAGGCTGATGCGGCATTGAAAACAGAAGTATCGTTGAGTGAGCTTTTCATAAAATTTCCGAAACTAAGGAAGGCATGGGACAGAGGCAGATTGCTAAGAAATCTCAGAGACTTTGCAAGAACAGGGACAAGCATATCCGCAGCGGCTAAGAAGTTAAAATATAACAACGGCCAGCAGCTGAGGGAAATTATCGACGGCGATTCTGAGCTTAGTGACTTGTGGGAACAAACAAACCTCGAATTGCATTTTGAGATTAGGTCGGCAATTATCGAGGAAGCCAAACAGGGAAATCTAAAAGCTCTTAAAACCGTTGACGGTTTACTGTCACAGGACGAAGAAATCAAATCGGTTGATTTTTCTCATGTATCGGTACAGGAGCTTGCTGATTTGACATGCAAGAGCAGAAAAACAATATATGAATGGTTCGGGAAAGGTTTGCCCAGGAACGAAGATAAAACGGTTGACCTTAGTATATTTTTGACGTGGTACGAAAACTATTTGATTCAAAGAAACGGCAAAGGCATAAAGGATTTTTCAAGCTCAACAGACCCGTTAAGAAGTATCAGAGCGGAGAAATTAAGAGTAGAGCTTAACAAACATCGAAATCAGTTACTGGACAGGGACGAAGTTATCATGGGACAGATCGCGTGGGTTCAGAACATTCTGGATTTCTGCAAAAAGGGCGTTGAGAGTTTGGCAAGAATGTGCGTAAGCCAGCCGCGGGAAAAAATTATTGAGATATTAAAAGTATTTTTCAGTGACTTACATGGAGAGTCATCGAAAGTGCCGCATGAATTAAAACTACCGGAAGAAAAAGAAAAGCAGCTGAGAGAGTTTTTGCTTAGCTTAAAGCCGCACGATAAAAAAGATGATACTTAATAAAAGACCATTGCAGACATTGGAGGAGGTGAAGGACGCATGGGCGGACAAGGAAATCCCGTCTTTGTCCGAGTGGGCCGAAAACAATTACATCTTGCCAAAAGAAACAGCAGAGCTTTCCGGCCCCTGGTCAAACGAATATGTACCGTTTTTACAAAAACCCATGGAGTGGCTTTCGGACGTAGGCACAAGGCAGGTGACAGTCGCGGCATGTAGTCAGGGGGCAAAAACTGAATTAGGTAATATTTTCATCGGTCGAACAGTCGATGTCGCACCGGCACCGACGATGATAGTCATGCCAAGGGAAGTTGACGCGAAAAGGAGAATTGCAACAAGATTAAGACCGATGTTCAAATCAACACCGACTTTATTAAGTCACCTTGGCGGCAATCTTGAGAAGCTTAACACAGGCAAAGAAACGGTGCTCGACAATATGATTTTTTATATAGCCTGGTCGAATAGCCCAGCTGCGTTGTCTGATAATCCGGTATGTCACATAATCCTTGACGAAGTAGGTAAATTTCCACCGTCGAGCGGTAAAGAGGCGGATCCAGTGAGTTTGTCTAAAAAAAGGCAGAGAACATTCAGGACACGTTCAAAACTTCTTGTCTTATCGACGTTCGTTGAGGAAGGTGACTTGTTCGATGCTGAATTTCAAAAAGGTGACATGAATGAGTTTTTCGTCAAATGTCAGCTTTGTGGAATTTACCACATAATGGCAAACAAAAATTTGATAATGGACAAAACGAAAAGCGGTAAGTTACTGCATCCGGAGAAATACAAAAACGGCGGACATGCAAGATACGTCTGTCCGTTTTGTCAACGCCCCTGGTCCGAGTATCAAAGATGGGATGCTGTTTTCAGTGGAGTATATGCACCAGCTGGTTGTAAGGTTGACAGGAGCGGTCAAATAATCGGCAATATGCCGGTGACAAGTCATCATAGTTGCAGGATATCGGCTTTTATGTTGAATCCGGCTTTCCAAACAATGGATGACTTAGCAGCTGATTGGGCTAACGCAATGACTGAAAAGAAAAAAAGAAATGTTAAGCCCCTGCATGATTATTTCAATTCACAGCTTGCCGAAACATGGAAGGAGACGGAAAAAGAAACCGATATCACACCGCTGTTGGCTCATGTCGGAAATTATGAACAAAGCAAAGTACCGAAAGGCGTGCAGATGATAAGCTGCGGTGTCGATATCCAGATAGATCACATATGGGTAAGCGTAGAGGGATGGGGATATCTCTCAGAGGTTTGGTCTATTTACGAGGCACGTTTAGAGACCGGAAGCACGAAGGAGCTTGAAAACTGGGAATTGCTAAGAAGATTTCTGAAAACTCCCTGGCAGAGCGAAGATGATAATAACAAGATACCGTTTTATATTTATGTCACTGCGATAGATACAGGATACAGGCCGGAAGTTGTAAAAGACTTTTGCTCTCAATGTACTGAGCTTAATCTGTTACAGGTACGCGGTGACGATAGTGTCCGCAATCGTCCGTTCAGGGCTTCCAAGATAGCCGGTGGATTAATGATTCGTTATGACCTTAATCTTAATTCATACAAAGGCCGGCTCTACAGGTTACTATTCGAATCCAAAACCCCGGGCCCGGGCTACTGGCATTTACACAAAGAGACAACGGAAGAAACGTTGCAGCATTTAACATCTGAGGAACAAAGACCGGTAAGAACCAAAAGAAAACAATCTTACGAATTGATTTGGGTTTTGAAAAAAGAGCATCTGCCGAACCACTTGTGGGACTGTAAGGTGTATTCATCTTTTGCGGCAGAAATAAGCGGTGCTCAGTCATTACAACCATTGACGAATGAGCCAAAAGTGAACGAATCAAATCAGAACAAACAGGGAACGGGTTTTCTCGATGATATACCGAAATTATTCTGAAAATCGGAGAAATAATGCTTAAAACCGCTCAAATCGCAAAAAGGGGTATTATTACACTAATGGAGCCAAAAAAGTTGCTCTACGGGCTTCCTACAGCCTCAAATCCGGCTGAAAACGGCATAAATCCACCAATTTTGCTTTTGAGTGATATTTTCAGGCATTGCGCGGATCGCGGAGAAACATTTTGATAAAGGTGACATAATGAGAATTGAACGAAATATCAGGGCATGGCAAACAGTGAAAATACGTTTTACAAAATTACTTGTATATACCTGGTTTTGGGACAGGTTCGAAGATTGCTTGATTCTTGTTTTTTTATTTTGGAGATACATCGACTTGGAAGATGTAGAAACAAAATCACAGGTTAGAGCGGTTCGGTCTTTTAGAATTTGGGCCGGCTTCATGTCAGAGGCAAGGGGTGAACATTGGGATAATAAATCACGAAGGGGTATTAAATAAAACACGGACGTTGAGATGGGAAATGGATTTTTAGACGATTTGCCGGACCTCGATTTGCCTCGAAGAAAAAAGAGAAATCCGGCTGATGACAAAAGCCAGGTTGTTGAATACATCAGGTTAAGATGTCCTGAGTGTAACAGCACCAATTGCCCTGTTTACAGCAGCAGGGATTTGCCTGTACGATATCATAAATGCGGTAAGTGCGGCCATACATTCAAGAGCATCGAATTGAATTATCAGCCGGAAAACGATTCCTGATAGCAGAAAAAATTTTAATCTTTGTACTAATAATTAGTACAAAGGCACTTCTTTTTATTGGCATATCTCTATAGTGTTCGAATTATAAGCATTAATTAAAGCCATTGGAGAACGTGTTATGGCTACTCTGGCAGAGCAATTAGAAAGCGTACAGGAAGCAATCGCAAGGATTGAGGAAGGTGCACAGAGCATAACGAACAAAGGTAAAACGACTAATTATGCTCAGCTGAATGTGCTATACGAAAGGGAAAGAGATTTACTTGCCCGGATAGATGCTGAGAGCAGAGGCAGGATTATTGTAGCGGAAACATGAGAGAAGTTATACAGCCAAAAGAGTCATTTAGCAAAAGGTTGTCGATCAAGCTCGATGACTACATCAGCATATTGTCGCCGAAAACGGCAATGAATCGAAAGGCGTTTCGGTTCAGTTATGAAATTCTCGACAAACACAGGCTGAGAAAAAAACGCTCCAACCTGGGCGGTACCGGCGATAATCATTTGACCGAAACAAGGCACGATTCATTGAGAGAAATTTGTCGTGACCTTTCCCGTAACAATCCGCTTGTTAAAGGTATTTTCAGAAAGCTATCTACTAAAGTTGTCGGCACATCAACAAAAGTACAATCGATAACTGATGATGATGGGTGGAACAAAGAGGCCGGCTATCTTTGGGAAAATGAAATGGTTAATCAGCCCTGTGAGGTTACAGGCCGATTTAATATTCATACATATCTTAAGCTGTTGTATCACTCATATTGCCAGGACGGTGACATATTTACGCTATTTACAAGAGACGGAATCCAGCCGATTGAAAGCGAGCTATGTGGTACTCCGTACGGCATGGATAAAAAGCCAAAGAACTATCGAATCGTAAACGGTATAGCCATAAGCAATAAAACGAATCGTGTCATCGGCTATTATATAGGCAAATCATCGAAGTGGGGTTACATACAAAATGACAGTTACAAAAAGTATGAGGCTTCTTTTGTTCATCACAGTTTCAGTCCTGATAGATTCAGCTACTCAAGAGGTGAGCCGATTCTTGTTAGTGCTGTTGACGCTATTGATAAACTGTTTGGTTATGTCGATGCGGAGCTCGTTGCGGCAAAAATTAACGCATGTTTTCCAATGATGGTGACAACGAAAACCGGCTCAGGCAATCCGGTACCTTTTACCGGCGGTGTACATTCATCGGGCAAAGACGAATACAATCGCTCGGTTCAGAAAGTCGATCCCGGCTTGATTTGGGAAGGCCGGCAAGGTGAGGATATTAAAGCAATCGGCTCGACGAGGCCGGCACAGGCGTTTGACCCGTTTATGATGCGGATTTTAATGATTATCGGAAATCCGGTGAACATGCCGCTGATGATAATGACAGGTGACTACAGCGGTGCTACTTTTATGAATTCGCGGGTTGCATATTCCGAGGCCCGGGATACCTGGAACGATGAGCAGGAATTGTTAATCAAGCCTTTTGTTAGAACGCTTTATTTGTACAAGCTCAAAGAATGGATTGCCAGGAAAAAATTGTCGGAGCGGATCGACTGGAACAGATTTAATGTTTCCTGTAAACGATGGCCGTATGTTGACCCGTTTAAGGAAGCAAAAGCGGACGAACAGCAGTTGAAAAACGGAACAACAACAAGGACTCAAATTTGTCAGCGTCAGGGTTATGATTTTAACGCAATAACAGAAGAGCGGGAAAAAGAAGAAAAGCTGCTTACTGAGAAAAATATTTCTTTGAGCCCTGAAAAAAAGAGCCAGCCCAAATTCGATGACTCTGTCATAGTTACGAATTAAAGGAGTAATAATTATGCCTTATCCAAACGAGCACAGTGCCAGGCTGAGAAATCCGGACGATTTCGATAAAGAGACATATCGAAGAACCGAAGGCGGCACGATTTTCGGCAAAACAAAAGTGCCGAAAACGATATCGATAGTTTGGGCAAAGCTCAAAGGTAAAACAAAATCTTCGGATCCGCCATTGCCCCAGGCCCTGCGGTTTCCTATAAAGTCATGGACTGAATCAAAGGCAAAGGCCTGGCTTAAGACAAACAAAGTCAAGTATGTATTATTCGAAGCGGCCAAGCCTAAAGACAAACAATCGGCATTAGAAAATGAAGCTCCGCCCCAGGCATGTGTCTTAAGTTCTGATATGCTTGAAAACATGACTTTCGCCGAGAACAAAGACAAGGCCGGTGGTTTCAAAATCGTTGGATATTCGGGCGGTATTATAAAACATTTTTACTGGGGCAATCTGGCTATCGATTTGCAGGGTACTAAATTTTATAAAAAGCCTTTGCCGGTCCTCGAATCTCATTTTACAGACAAGCGAATCGGTTTTTCAACGAATCAAACTATTGACGGAAATGTCACCATAGAGGGAAAGTTTCTTGATAACGAAAATGCACAGTCATTAAGAAACGATATGGAAGCCGGTTTCCCGATGGAAGCAAGCTTGTTTTGTCCGCCATCTGTCATAGAGCGTGTTGCGGAGGGTTCGAGTGTCAAGGTGAACGGTCTTACATTAAAAGGCCCGGGTGCTGTTTTTCGAAAATCAATAATCAAAGAGATAAGCATGTGTGTCTTTGGTTATGATTCGAATACTAAGTCATCGGCTTTTGCCGGTATGGAGAATGTCAAATTCAATTCAATTCAGGAGAATAAAATCATGTCAGAACAATTAAATATTTCAGAAATGAACCTGGACCAGCTAACACAGGAACGTCCGGACCTGGTAAATGAAATCTTCGAAAAAGCCAAAGTCGATGGCGTTGCAGAAGGTAAAAAAGGTGTGATGGATTATTTCTCGGAAATCAAAGAGGCTTGCGGCGGCGATGCTGAATTAATCGTTCAGTGCTTCGAGGAAAACAAAACGGTCAAGGAAGCAAGCGCCTTGAAGATCGATAAACTCAAAGCCGAAAACGAGCAGTTGAGTAAAACAAACACAGAGCTTAGCCAGAAACAGCAAACGAGCGAAACTAACAAAGTCGATCCGGCTTTGGCTGAATTCAATGACGAGCAGCAGGAAACGACAACCACGACAGACAATAAAGGCAGCGACGATGAAAAGCTCGAAGCGGAGTTCAACGCATCGAGTGAATTACAGACAGAGTTCGGCGGTGATGTAAAAGCTTATATTGCTTTTAAGAAAGCAGAGGCTAACGAACAGGTTCGAATATTAGCGACAAAGTAAAAAACGATTCGTTTTTCAGTGACGACGTGGGCAATGATTAAGAGATTGTTTTTTTTGAAAATAGTTTATAACCACAAATTAAAAACGAGGTAACAAAATGGCAAAAGAGGACAAGAAAACTGATATTGAAATAAAAACCGCCCAACAACTCAAAGAAGCTTTTCCGGCTTTGGTATCTGAAATTGAGGCCGAGGCGAGAAAACCTTTTCAGATAGAAAATGCCTCGTCTTTAAGACAGGCATATCCGGAGCTGGTCAATGAGATCGAGGAAGCTGTTGTCGGTGTTATAAACACAACCGATGCGAAAAGTGCACAAAAACGTTTGCCTAAACTTTACGAAACATTGGTTCAGTCAGCGGCTAACGTTGTTAATAAAATGCCGTCCGGCCCGGGCTTCATGCTTGATATTGATGACCCGTTCTCCGAAGGTGCTTTGCGTACATATCAAAATTTGACCGGAAAGAAAAATCTGAGACTGCCTTTTGTTATACCGTTCAGCGACAAGAGCAAGTCGCCGGTCAATAAAAAACTTTGTGAAGGCAAATTCGAAAAATCGGAAACACTGAAAAGCGAATTCAAAAACGTCAATGCTTACATAGAGTTCGAGAGCTTGAATATCGTCAAGGCAATAAGAAGATATATTCTAAGTGCGGACGGTGCCGGTGACAAAGAACGTTCGACAAATGCTTACAGAGCATTATTGAAAATAAAAAAGTAAGTCTTAAGTTCTAATCAGAGCCTGAGATCAAGAATATAAACGAGTGTAAATCTTTGTAAGGAGATAAGCTAATGGCAACTCTAACAGCGGATAGCCCTCTTGATGTAATGGTGGGCAATATTGGTTCAATTCCCGCCGTCGCTTCGGACATTGTCTATGAAGGTGCGATGGTTGGTGACAATGGTGCCGGTTACGGAAGGCCGCTTGTAGCCGGCGACAAGTTTGTCGGTCACAACATCGAGCAGGTTGACAATTCGAGCGGTTCAGCCGGCGACAAGAACATAAAACATTACACGGGCAAATATCGCCTCGTTGTTTCTCTTGTCGGTTTAATCACGGACGTTGGACAGCCGGTCTATGCTTCCGATGATGCGACATATACATTCGTTGCAACGGGCAACAGCTATGTTGGCAAGATTTCGCGTTATGTGTCGGCAACTAAAATGGAAGTTGAGTTCGATCCGCTTGGTTATGATGAATTCGGTGCAAACGAAGCCAGAGAAACAAAGAGTGACAACTATACAGTTGACGCCCTGGACGGCGGTAAAATCATCTATGTTGACACCGATGCAAAGACAATCACTCTGCCGGCCACTGATGCAGGTATCAAAGTAACAATAGTCAATGCCGGTTCGTTCGGTACTGTAGCTGTTACAATCAGCCCGAACGCAAACGACCAAATTAACGGCAATGATGTTACTGCAGCGGACAATAAAGACCTTGTCAACACAAAGGCCACGGCACAAAGAGGCGATTTTGTTACTCTTGTAGCGGATGGAACGGACGGCTGGTTTATAGAGGCCATGCGTGGAACATGGGCAAGAGAGGCTTAATTAATTTAAGCTGATTTGCATTAAGTGACATAAAGTTTTAGACGTATTATAAAAATTAAAATCCGGGCGATTCTTCCGATAGGCCAGTCGGAAGATGACGAAAAAACAATGACGGCAAGCAGGTGCCTGTTAATCTGCTTGCCGTTTTTTGTTGCCCGCTGTAAGCGGTAAATCACAAAACTTATTTTTAGGAGACTACAAATGGGAGCTCAAGGTTTAGGAAGTCGAGCGATAATTGGGAAATTCTTTGCAGCGCTCGAGGAGTACACAGGCAAGTCGTGGGTTGACCTTGTGTCGGTTCATTTCGATTCGGACCAGGCATCGGAGACTTACAAGTGGCTTGGCATGGTACCGGCAATGCGTGAATGGATTGGCGGCAGGCAGGCAAAAGGTTTTCGCGAAAACGGAATCACGATTGAAAACAAAACGTTCGAAGCTACTTTGAATATTCTGTCTGACTGGATTCGCCGTGACAAAACCGGCCAAATCGACATTCGTATAGCCGAGCTTGCTCAAAGAGCGGTTGGACACTGGGGCAAGCTTTTAAGCACGCTCATATTGAACGGTACCGGATCGACGAGCGGTCTTTGCTATGACGGTCAATACTTCTTTGACAGTGACCATAGCGAGGGCGAAAGTGGCACTCAAAAGAATTTGCTTACTTCCAGTGAAGTTGCGGCCCTCGATGTCACTACAGCAACAACTCCGACGGTAACAGAAGCAATCAAGGCGATACTCGGCGTTATTGCTTACATGCTCGGTTACAAAGATGACCAGGGCGAACCAATGAATTCGGAAGCCAAAAACTTCATTGTTCAGACGAGCGTGACATTATGGCCCTATCTGGTTCATGCGACATTGGGTGAGCCTGGCAACGTCAACGAATCGAACGTTCTTAAGGCCTTGAAAAAGGAAGGCTTTGAGGTTTCCGTTGTTCCTAATCCGCGTTTGACATTTACGACACAGTTCGCCGTATTCCGGACAGACGCACCGGCCAAGGCACTAATCAGACAAGAGGAAGAAAAGATTTCCGTAGGTGCCAAAGCCGAAGGCAGCGAGTTCGAGTTTGACAATAATATGCATCAGTACGGCATCAAGGCTGTCCGAAACGTCGGCTATGGTTACTGGCAGTATGCTGCACACGCGACATTAAGCTAAAAGTTTTTTGCTCTTTTCATAAGAGTTTAACTTGTTCGGGTATAGCCTGGTGCGTTAAGGCGGTTCGACCAGGCTATACTTAATACATTGATTTTTATACCGAGAGAAAAATGTCGCTAACTGAACAGGACACAAATTATATACGCGAAGTCGTAACGAACGTTGCTTCTAAAGTTTCTAAGGAAGTCATTTCAGATGTTTTAAAATGGCATATTCAATCTTGTCCCCACGGCAAGACAATACTTGCGTCAAAATGGGGTTTAATTGGTTTGTGTGTTGGCTCAGGATTGACCGGAGCGTTTGGCGGCATTTCAATTTTTGCAGCGATTTCAAAAATGTTGGGTTAGATCAATGACCTTAAAAACGTTTGATGAAATGTTAGTTCAAAACGCGACCATACAATTAGCTTTGTATGGTATAGCGGGTGTTTATCAGCCTGGTGTTCTGGATCGGGATATAACATTAATCATCGAATATGTGTCTGATGATGATGTTGTTGAACCGGTTCAAAGAAGGCGAGGGCCAAGAATAGAGATTCAGGTTGCTAACAATTCAACGACTGGTATCACTCCTGGTGAATTTACATCGGGGCAAAAAATAAGTGCACCGCCAAGATCGGGTGAATCGGCAAGAAATTTTCATTTAGCAAGGATTATCGAACAGGACGCAGGCATGGTGACATTTGAGGCTCATTAATGTTGGCTGTAAAAGTACAATTCGACGAAAAAAGTTTCAAGGAAGCTGTTTTTCTTTTAAGAGCAATTCCGAGGGCTGTGCCGAGGGTATTTACTCGTGCTATTAACAGGGCTGTTGATTCGGCAGCCGTTGATTTAAAACGCAGAGTCGGCAGTATATTGAATGTAAGAAAAGGTGACATTGCCAAGGCATTAAAAAAACGAAGGGCGTCATATTCGAATTTGACAGGTACTATATCAGCCGGCGAGTTCAGACCTGGTTTGATTGCTTTCACAGGGACAAGACAAACGAAACGCGGTGTGACATATAGGATAATGAGAACAACAGGCCGCAAGCTTTTACCGCACGGTTTTATTCAAAGAATGTCAAGCGGTCATCGCGGGGTTTATAAAAGGAAGGGGATCTCGAGACTTCCTATAAGTGAACAGCGTGGACCATCAGTCTGGAGAGTGATAACGAATTCAAAAGACCTCTTAAAAGATGCGACCGATGCGGCCGGTGATAAGATGGCAAAAATGATTAATCAGCAAGTTGGATATGAATTGAGAAAATGGAACCGATAGTTGAACGAATCGCAGTTTGGATCAAAGACGCTATAGATGGCGCTCAAGACGAGGACCAAACAATCACTCTGGCGGCTGTACGACCTACGATAGTTGATTGGAATGTCGAGGATTATAAAAACAACGATGCAATAATTGAAATCATCGACAAAGTGACACTTGAAAAAGCAGGCTCGAAAAGAAAAGAAGTTGCGGAGTGGAAGATATACGGAATCATAAGAGAATTGCCGGCTAATACCGCAGCCGATACTCACTTATGCAGAATGTGTGAGACAATTCGTCGAGTAATGTTCAGGGGAAATGTAAAAGGCCAGGCCTGCGGAGGGCTGGCTTTGAATATAGATTGTCCGGAAGATAATTTTTCCATAATGACAGGTGGTATCGTGGCCGAGGTCACTGTGCAGGTTCAGTATTGGACTGCGATTGATAGCGGTTACAGACAATAAAGAATTAAAATTAAATATTTGTTAAAGGAGAATACCAATGGCAACGAACGCTATTACTGCACTCGGCACAGTAGTAACTTTTGATAGTGCGACAATCGGCGAGATAATGAGCCTTACGGGTAATCGGTCATGCCGAATCATTGATATTTTAAGCTGTGACAGCACGAATTCTGCGGTCGAAAAAATAGCAGGTGCATTAAACGAAGGTGACGTGACTGTTCACATCGTTTATGATGGAAGCAGCGGAGGTGTTTATAACACGCTCAATACAAAATATCAGGCTCGCACAAAAGGTACTTTGCTTATTACTTATTCAGACACAAGCAGCCATTCAATTGATGCGATTATTTCATCTCTTGGGACACCATCATTCAGCGAGGGTGATGGAACGGTTGAATTAGATGTCACTTTTGCACTTAGCGGAAGTGCAACGTTCACAGACGTAGTATAAGGGGTAAATAGCAATGTTGAAAGAAGGCGATGTCATCGAATATCTGGCCGATGTCCGGAGTCCGTCATCACAGGCCGGCACGAAAGGTCAGACAAAAGAGGTTGGCCGGGAAATTACAGTTTTTGCCGCCAAACTGTTATTGAACGGTAGCTATGTAAAAGTAAAAACGGCGGCGAAAAAGCAAAAGGAAAAATAAAACATGGAAACGAACAAGTCAGACAATTCAGAACAGTTAAGCTTAAAAGAAATCAAAACAAAAATTTTGAATCTTCGAAATGAAATACCAAAAGAGGAGGCGGAAATCGCCGGCGTTACAGTTTGGATTCACGGTCTATCATCTTACGGCCTTGAGTCATGGCGTCTTGTTAAGAACAATAACGACCCGGCAATCGCAAAATTGGCAGCGGCCAAATTGATACAACTTACGATGCGTGATGCAGATGGTGTCAGAGTATTCGAAGATAATGAATTGACTATAATTGCCGGCTTGCCAGCTGTTGAGCTTGAGCCGCTCTGCAGGACGGCAATGAAGTTGAGCGGTTACGGTATTGAGGCACAGGCTGAAATACTAAAAAACTTACTGACGACCCCTGGCGACGATGGCTCGTCCGAACCGCCAGAGAATACAAATGCAGTGTAACGGAATTCTGTAAACGACATACGGGATGCGAAGTCTTAGAGCTTTATGTCGCAGAACATTTTTGGCCTACAGGTGAGCCGGCTGATACATTGAGAATTATGATGGCTAAGCACATGGAGCAAGCAACCAGAGGAAACGCACAGGCTTTGTTGGAAGCCAGGAGAATGTTTGAAAAACTAATTGGTACTGCAAGCCCGGAAACGGCCAACAGCAGACGAATGAGTAGAAGGCAAATTAAAAATGTTATGAATGGCCTGGTTTAATATATTTTGGGAATATAAAAAATGGCGAGTGGCACAAATCTAACAGGCAATTCGATTATCAAGCTTGATATCGATTATGAAAACAATCTGTCAACAAAGTTAAAGGCAACACTCGACGCCCTGAGTATCGAAACAAAAATCAAGTGGACATTCGGCACAGGAGCAAAGCAGTCGAATGTATTATTTCACGAGAAGTTGACAATTGCCCAGGGAGCAAACCAGACATTAAACCTTTATGACAGTGGAACGCTTAAAGATGTTTTCGGCAACGCCTTAACGATGGAAGCAATAAAACTGCTCTATGTATTCAACAGATCAACGACACTTGATGTTTCTCTTTTTAGCGGGACAGCCGGTCTTTTGATTATGAGCGGTACCACAGACAAGTATGTGCTTAAGCCTGATTGTTCTCATTTGTGGCAATGTCCCACAGCAGCGGGCATAGTGACGACAACAAACAAAAACTTAAGACTTGAAGTGTCAGCCGGATCGGGTTCGGCAATTATTGACGTTGTCGCTATGGGTAACGACTAAAATTCAGCTTTTCACTGAAAAACTGTTAAAAAGGGTTAAAAGTGTCTAATTTCGGCCAAATCGCAAAAATGGTTAATATAACACTAAGGGAGCCCAAAAAGTTGCTCTACGAGCGTCCTACGGCCTCGAATCAGGCTGATAACGGCCTGATTCCGGGTTTTTGGCAAATTGGCGATATTTTGCCTGGTAAATGACTAATCGGAAAAACGTTTTACAAAAATGGCAGCAAGTGACTTAAAACGCAGAATCGTTGCTCAATTCTCAGCTGAGAATAAAGCCAAGGGTGTAATAGCCGGTTTTCGTCAAGACCTTGACTCGACAGGCAGGACGATGCGTCGTATGGCTTCAAGCGTTTTGGCGCTTGCCGGCATTGGTGGTTTAGGTTATCTGCTCAAGCAGACGATGTCATCTATAGACCGTATGGCTAAGATGTCAGACGAGTTGCATATATCAACGGAGGCCCTGGGCGGTTTAGAACACGCGGCAAAAATAAGCGGCACAAGTATTGAAAATCTGCACAAGGGTTTGGAAATATTTGTCCGCCGGATGGGTGAAGCGAAGCACGGAATTGGTGAGGGTGTCCGCGGCCTTGAAATGCTCGGCATGTCAGCTGATGAAGTTATCTCGATGGGTACAGAGAAAGCTTTCATGGAGATAGCTGAAAGGATATCCGAGGCAGGTACAGCAGCTGAACAGGCCGGCATTGCTTATAACTTTTTTGGCCGTCAAGGTATGCAATTATTAAATATGTTCCAGCAGGGTAAAGTTGGAATTGAGGAATTAACAGACGAAGCCGAGAAATTAGGGCTTACGTTTTCACGTCTTGACGCGGCGAAAGTCGAGGCCGCCAACGATGCATTAACCCGGGCCCGGGGTGTTATAACCGGACTTGTTAGATCGGCGACAATAGAGCTTGCCCCATACATAGAAGTCCTGGCGACTAAATTTGTTGACTTGGCGACATCAGGCGAGGGGATGGGACATAATGTCACGAACGTATTTGAATTAATGACACAAGCGGCCGTAAGGTTAGGCTCTACAATACAAATGCTCGGTGTCAGACATAAGCAGATAAACGCTATTGCTCTGGAAGGTATGGCCAAGTATTTTGGATTTTTGGAAAAGATTGATTTTATCCCGCAATTCAAAGGGATGGAATATTTATTTAAAAAGAAGTTTGGAGTAGGCTTCGGCGAATTTAGCGAGACACTTCGTGAAGAGGCTAAAGAATGGAAAAGCGAGCTTGCAGACCTTGAAAAAACTACAAAAGAAAAAACCAGTCAGGTAGAAAAGTTTTTTGATGATTTGAGATCCAAAGCTGAGCAGAGAAGAATCGAGCTTGAGAAAAAATCAACAGAACGCATGGCAGCTTACGGCGGCACAATAGATTTGGATGTTTCGACTGATGATAAATGGGAACAATACTGGAATAATCTGCCATACGAAAAATCGTATCAGGCCATGCAGGAAAGGATGGCTAAACAAAAATATGAGACGAGCCTTGCTGTCACTACTAAAATAATGGAGGAGGAGAAAAAACAGGCTGAGCAATTGGAGAGGTGGCAAAAAGAACACAACTTGAAAAAGGCTGAGGAACAACTCGAATTGATGCAAAATCAAATTGCAAAACGCGAAGAAATGGAAAAACAGTCAGCTGAAAGGCGTAAGCGAATAGCGGAGGATGTCGCATTGAGCATGGCCCGGGGCTGGACAAATGCACTTGACCGGATGATGTTCGAAGGTCAAAAGTTCTGGGATTCGATGAAACAAATGTCACGCAGTCTTATACGTGAAATTGCTAATATAATACTTTATAAAAAAGTTGCTGAGCCTATTGCTTATAGTCTTATGGGATTAATGCCAACAGGTCAAACAAAATATGGCCAGTATGAATTACCAACGGTTGGTAAAGTGCCTTCAGCGGCCGGGGGTACAATGGCAAAATATCAAACCGGTGGATTAGCTAAAGAAACAGGACCGGCCTGGCTTCATATTGGAGAGGAAGTATTAAGACCGGATCAAAGACGTTCTGGTGACATAGAATTTCATGTCCATAACGAAGGAAACGACAAGCTCGAAGTTACCAGGTCGGAACAATATATATTTAGCGACAAACGTATTATTGATGTCACTATGGGTGCAATGTCAACAAACGTTCAATATCAGATGGCAATTGCAAGGGCGGCAAGGTAAAGTAAATCATGGCAGATATAACAGTAACACCGTCAACATTAGAATTGAGTCTTACGATTGAAAGTGTGACTTTGCCAGGTGCGGAGCATATCGAATATCCGTCAACATTAGCACTTGACTTGCAGGTGAAATCCCCAAAGCTGCTTTGTCAATTTCCAATATTAACAAGAGATCCGAATTTGAATTTCAGGGATGAGCCATCAGCCGGATCGGTGTTATTAGGTGAAACAGGTTCAGGATATCCGGTATTAAATAAAATCAATACATTTAACGGCAGAGATATCGAATTCGACATGCCGTCTGTGCCGGATGCTGATAAAGTTCAGTATATTGCATTTTACGAGGCCAACAAAGACACATATTTTCCATGGTACAACAAGCAGGACGGAGTGACATATAATGTGATTTTTGCCGAAAGGCCGAGATGCAGACTTGCGGATGGCATAGGTGACACATGGAACATGACTTTTCATTTTATTCAAGTCAGTGATTAATCAGAAAGGAGAATTATGACAGGTAAGATAGTAAAACACGAAGGTAAGGATTATCTTCAAATTCAGGACAAGTTAATCCCGATTCAAGGCTACGACGATAGCGGCAAGCCGATAATTAGCTGTTGGTCGGAAGAAAAAACCAATGAGAGCGGTGGCAAGGATTGTACCGTCCACGTCCCCTGTTTTCAGTTAGGGTCAAAACAGCAAAAAGTATCTTAAATAATTAACTGGAACCGCCGTAATAAAAAAACATTTTGAAAGGTGAAATATGGCTTCGGGAATTTACGACAGATACAAAGCTAATCTTATGAACAAAGAAGTTGATATGGAAGCGGACACTATCAAGGTCATGTTACTTGATAACAGTCACAGCTTTACATCAACACATAATCAGAAATCGGAAATTGTCGCAAATGAGATTTCTGGAACCGGTTATACGGCCGGTGGTGAAGCTTTGACAACCAAGGCGGTAACGCAGGGTGCAACAACGAAGTTTGATGCAGATGATACTCAATGGACAAGCGCCTCTTTCACTGCCTATCATGCAGTTATCTATGATGACACTTTAACTAATGATGATTTGATTGCTTCCATAGATTTTGGTGGTGCTAAACAAGTCACTTCCGGCACGTTTACTATTCAGTGGCACGCGAACGGAATTCTCACTCTGGCGACTGTATAGTAATTCGAACACTTAGAGCTTTGATAAACAAAACCAGACCTTAGCCGGTCCGGTTAATTTTTCATTTCATCAATACAATTGTGTTCGGAGATTTATCATGGCCGAGTTATTAATATTAGACATTGATAACTGGATGGACAAATTGCCAGCCGCCGAGTTGGCAGAAAAACTGAAAGACGCAGCGTTCAAAGCAAAATACGATATGCGATCTCAGTCAGGTGACGTAGTGGAAATCCGGGAAGATGGTGGCTTTAAGAACGCCGACAAATACACAAAGTTCAGGGTTGTCAAGCTGCCTGGCGTAAAGAAGGATGATGTCATGTATCTGCTTGCCGCGGATCAAGAACTGTCCGGGATTGCACTGGACAAAGTGACAATAAGCCACAAGAAAAGATTTAGTGTCACTTCTGGTGCCGGCAAAAAAATAGAGGTTGTAAATAGCATTAATGAATTATCCGTGACTGACAAGAAGGTTTAATGGCACAAGTAATCAGATATGTTGACCCGGACGCAACGGGTGCTAACAACGGTACTTCGTGGGCTGATGCCTATACATCGCTGAGTGCGTGGGAATCCGCAGAGCAGACAGACCTGGTCAGTGACGGTGACTATCACACAGTGTACTGTCGATCCTCAGGGGGAACAGATGATACGACTTATGTCGTTATCAACGGCTGGAATACAGGTGTATCTAATTACATAGAGATCATAGGCAATGACTTCCCCTCAAATGCACAATGGGATGGAACTAAATATGTTATTGGGACATCAGCCACTTATGATATCGCAATTTACGAGCAGTACGTTTATATTATAAACATTCAAGATGCCCCAACTGCTGGATCAGGAATCTACCCGACCGTAGCGAATTGCTATATCGATTCTTGTTATCTTAACGGTGGAAATAATTCGGTCATTGGCGTCAACAATCAAAGTGGTGGTACGGTTTATATTTACAACACTATCCTTGAAGATGGTAGCCAGGCTGTTAAAAATTATGGCACTGCATATATTTACAATTGCACTATTTATGATTGGTCAGGTCAGGGTATTTATAATATCTCAGGAGGGACATTAACAGCTAAAAACTGCGCTGTAGGTAATTGTGGTGATGATTTTCTAAATAGCGGCTCTATAACAATAGATTACTGCTGTTCTGATGATGGCGATGGAACGAACTCACAGAATCCATCAGGTAGTAATTGGGATAATGAATTTACTACTCCAGGCACGGACTTTTCGCTTGAGAGTGGCGGTAATTGCGTCGGTAATGGTACGGATGACCCAGGAAGCGGGTTATATTCTGACGATATCATAGGAACATCAAGAACAAGCACTTGGGACATTGGAGCTTTTGAATTAACAAGCGGTGATGAAACAGTAACACCGTCTGCCCAGGCATTGGGTGCTACATTACAAAGCCCGACGGTTGTTGTAGATTGCACAGTCACGCCGAGCACTCTTGCATTAGGAATGACACTTGAAACGCCAACTGTTTTGGCCGGTGTAATAGTCACGCCCTCTGCTCTCGATCTGGGCTTAACGCTCGAAACACCTACTCCGGTCATCGATTGCACAGTCACACCCTCTGCTCTTGATTTAGGATTAACACTTGAAACACCTACGCCGGTCATAGATTGCACAGTCACGCCGAGTACTCTTGCATTAGGAATGACACTTGAAACCCCTACTGTTTTGGCCGGCGTAATAGTCACGCCCTCTGCCCTCGATTTAGGCTTAACACTTGAGACACCGACATTGGTGATTAATTCTATTGTTACACCGTCAACGCTGGATTTAGGCATTTCACTTGAAACGCCGACAGTATTTGCCGGCATAGCAGTCACGCCCTCGGCTCTTGATTTGGGCTTAACACTTGAAACACCTACGATAATTGTCGATTGCACGGTTACGCCCTCGGCTCTTGACCTTGGATTAACAATTGAAACGCCGAGTGTTTACGCTGGATCGATAATCACTCCGAACGCCCTTGATCTGGGCTTAACACTTGAAACACCTACAATATCTATCGATTGCACAGTCACGCCCTCTGCTCTCGCTTTGAGCATAACAGTTGAAACGCCAAATGTGCTAACAGACAATTTATTTTCTCCGAGCACATTTGCATTAGGTTTAACACTTGAGACACCTACAATTTTAACGACAACAAATTTCGTGGCCCCGCCAACTTTAGAAATGGGGATGACTTTACATGAGCCAACGATAATAACCCGCTTTACTGATATTCCGCCGGCAATGGAAGAAACATTGATAGACCCGTATTTCGGCGGTGCCTGGCTGTGGCTGTGTGAAGTTGTAATGATCGGGCAGGATACCATAAGAATCGCACGCAATACAGACGATGTAGATTATGATAGAGAGACATTCTTAAAATCAAACTTCAAAATTGGAGAGCAAATATTTAGCGGTGATGGAACCATCCCCAGAGTGACATTGCGAGTCGCACAAGACGCGAATCGTTTAATGGAAACATTGATCAATGACACCGAAGGTGCTCTGGGTGCAAATATAAAACTTATCAAAGTAAATGAGAATTTTCTAACAACGCCGGTATCGGCCTTGGAGTATGACTATGACGCCCTGTCTTCTGAAAGTGACACAGAATATGTGACATTAACCCTCGGTATTCCGAACCCATTAACTCAAAGATTTCCTTTGAGGTTATACAGTAGCAAGAAATGTTGGAAGGCAACACCGACATTATTCAAAGGTCCGGAGTGTCAATATGCAGGTGCGGACTCAACATGTACCGGTACTTATGAGGATTGTTATTTAAAAGGAAACGCGGTTAATTGGGGCGGCGAATTGGGGCTGGACCCGAACGTGTTAAAGGTATGATTGCTAAACAAATACAAGAGATACTTAATGAACCATTTGGTCAGAACCTTGCCGGCCAAAGCAGAAAGTATGTCTGTTGGGCTTTTTGCCGGCATGTTTACAGATTGCTCGGCTTGCCTCGATTAAAAAACTTACAACATCAAACGCAGATGAAAAAAATTGACAAGCCGGTTGTGCCATGCATTGTGCTTTTTAATATGGGCGGTGACTGGCATAGCGGAGTTGTCTATCCGGATACACTACATTTCATACATGCAACGCCGGTTGACATTAAAGACAGAAACACAAATCAATATGTGGCTTGCAGGGAGCGGTTGACCGGCTGGCCCTGGAGTTTAATAATCGAAGGTTATTATGAACCATGATTCATCAATATACGTGGCTATTTTAAGTCATCCTTTTAATAAAGGTGACACAACAGTTGTTCGAGTACCATTCAAGGGACAGAACATCGAGCAATTGAAAAGTCAATTACACTTGCCGGCTAATGACCTGTGTGTTGTTGACAATAAAGAAAACGGTCAAATTAGAGCGGGTTCGAAAGTGGTGTTCGCTCCTGCAGCTGCATGGGCTGTACTATGGGAGATAATAAAGGGGATTGCCTGGTCGGCGCTCATAACAGTCGGTGTGTATTACTTGACAAGGGGATTATTCGACCAGACGTTACCGGAGAAAAAAGAGCTACCGGAGACACAGTCTTTTGGCTGGGATTCATTCACACAAAGGCGAGAAGGTATTCCAATGCCGGAACCTTACGGAAGGAATATGCATTATGGAAACATAGTTGCAAAGTGGACAGACGTTGACGATAGCGGTAGTGAGATTTTATATTTGATTCTCGATTATGGCCGTGGACCGGTTCAAGGCAGGGGATCCAACATTGTTTATATAGATGACCAGCCGGCTGGCAATTTTTCAAACTTAACTGTGCAGGATAGATTAGGTACGACTAATCAGACCTGCATGACAGGTTTTGAAAAACACAAGAACGAATACAGGACTAAAGGCTACGAGTTTACTTATGATGATGGCCCGGTGACATGGACAACACCTAATCAGAATTTTAATGATATCGAATACACTCTCGAATTCCTACGCGGCATTTGGCATTATACGGACATGGGCGACCAGGTCGCTCATTCGATAGGTGTCAAAGTTGAGATTAGCGAAAGAGGTTTGGCGACGTGGACAACTCTGCTTAATACAAGTATCAGTGAAAGTCAGATGTCGCCTGTCTATAAAAAATATAGCGTCAATGAACAATCGCCGGGCTATGTGGAACGCGGCAAGAAATACGATTTAAGATTCACCAAAACAACAGCAGACCAGGGAATTGTTCGTTTTGGCGACGATGTCGGTGTAAGGTCGGTTAGGGAGGTCATTGACGTAGCGTTTAGAAGGCCTGGTCGTGCATTGCTCGGTATAATAGCCCTGGCAACAGAGCGGTTGCATGGAAGCTTCAATGTCAAGTGGGTTGCTGATGGCAAGCTTGTCAATATTTACAACGGGACATCATGGTCGATTGGTTACACACGAAATCGAGCATGGATATATTTTGACCAGGTGACACAGCCTGTAATTAGCGGTGACGGAGCGGGAGAACCATATACGATTGAGCGGTACGAAGGGCTAAGCCCGACGAGGGTTGATACTGCTTTCATTTATGAGTGGGCTGAGTGGTGTTCTCAGCAGGTTGACGATGGTAACGGCGGTACAGAAGATAGGATGACATGTGACATAATCTGCGATTTTTCAACAGATGTGTGGCGTTTGTCATACGAGATTGCACAGGTCGGCAGAATGTATCCTTATTGGCAAGGCCATACATTAACCGGATGGATCGACAAAGCTACTGATGATCCGATTGATTTAATAACATTCGATTGCATGATGGCGAGGACGTGGAAAAATAGCTATGCCGGATACGGGGAAATGGCCGGATGTGCCGAAGTTTACTTCAAAGACTCTTTGGCCGGATACGAAAGAACAAGCTTTCCGGTACCGAACGAAAACGCCGGCACATACACAAGACCTATTGACATCGAGGGTATTGGAGTCACAAGTCAGTCACTTGCAATAAGAATCGGCAATCATGTAATGCAAAGAAACGCTCTGATTAAGAATATCAACACATGCAGAATGTTTAAGGACGCATTGCGATATAAGCCTGGCCGTGTTGTTCGTGTTCAAGCTACTGTGCCGAATTGGGGCAAAAGTTTTCGTGTTGTCAATGTCACTTCCAATAATACCGTCGAGCTTGACAGGACATTAAATGTGTCCGCCGGCTCACTCGTTTACATAAAAAGCTTTGATGATATTAACAACGAGGTAACAGTTGAGGCTTACACGGTACAAAGTACGGTCGATAAAACATTGACAATCGCAGAGACGTGGACAGTAACGCCGACGAAAAATAATGTTTGTGCGATTGGAAAAACTGGCGAAATCAAGTTGCGTCGAATTATCAAAATGAGTCTAAGGGAGGACAATTATATCGATGTCGAGCTTGAAACATACGACACCGATTTATTTGATAGTGACAATTTACCTCTTTACATAGATGACCCTAATTATGTTTGGCCGGCCCCGTCAACGCAATTGCTAACGCCTTTGACAGAGGAGCAAGTCAGAGGAATTGTTCACCAGATGTTACCGAACAGGCCTGATATAGAAATCCCCTGGTTAAGCAATTGCGATTGGGTTGGTGACTCTGTTGATACTGTCGATTGGCAAAAAAGAGATGCAGCTGAGCCTATCTATTTCCGATATCGCGGCGTTGCTTATGAAATAACTCCGAGCAGTACGACGGATGAATTTATTTATTGGGACCCGAATTATACTACACAGTTTAGAACAACTAATGACGCGAATACAGCCCTTGCCGCCGGCAATTGGTTGATGTGTGTTAATAAATCAGGAGTGGCATATCCGGCGAACGGTGTTCAGCTGTTACACGCGGCAATTCTTCTGGCCGGTACTATCAGAGCGGAACAATATCTCGAATTGAGAAACACCTACGTTTACAATTTTTATGACAGCCTTGACAACTCAAAGCCTTTTGAATGTCCGTTTCATATTGTGTCCGAGACTATAGCAATTGTGTCTGTTAAATTAAGTTTCTTCATAAAGCCTTATCGAGCTTATTCGACTACGTCCCAAACAGACGGTGCGTCAACATCAGGTGCCGGTGGTGACCAAACGACGACGGCGGACGGAGCGGACGCAGTGACTTCCGCAGCTGGCGGCGTAAGTTGGCCCCAGGCTACAGAAGCAGCAACCGGAAACACGGCACAGACAGACCTTGGCACTCATTATCATACAATGCCAAGTCATAACCACGAGATAACAAGTGACTATACCGAATACGAAGATGGAGCGTCCAGCAACACAGGCAATGAAGATGGAGCGGACAATTACACAGGCTATGAAGATGGAGCGGACAATTACACAGGTTATGACTCCGGCGGTGGTTCCCACAGACATTCGATAAGCTATACAAACCATCGACATACTATAGCTCAAATAAGTCATAGTCATTCGATAAGCAATACAAATCATCGGCATCAATTGAGCTATATTAACGTATCGACTGAAGACCCGGGGAATACTTATACAGCGGCCCTGGGTTACCATGACCACGGACTTAATAATCATACACACCTCTGCGATTTTCCAGACCACACACACACAGTTAATATAAATAATCACACACACACAGCGCCATCACATACGCACACAACGCCGTCTCATAGTCACGGCCTAACATACGGAATACACGAAGAAACAAATTCACCGCAAATACATTATCATATCGACAACGGTTCCGGCTATGGGAGTCAATCATCATCTTACACGGCGGATCAATCGGAAATAGACATAACAAGCAGTATCACCGGTACCGGAGCAAAGGCTATTCGTTTTGACTCTGAATTGAGCGGAGCGAACGGAAGATTAAGATTGTCAGTATTGGTAGAATGTAAACTTGATATTAATGCTTAGGAGTTAAAAAAATGAACTGCCCGTTTTCGGATATCGATTGTAAAGATTGCCGGCTATTGGTAAAAATGTTTAATGACGGAGGACAGGAGCAATTCAAGTGCATTTTTTTCTGGAATAATGTTTTATTAGTTGAATTGAGAAATGCAGTTGAGAATTTACATCAAATATCAATAGTAGCGAAGGCCGACAAAAGTAAGATTAAATCACTTCGTAGCTTCATTAAAAACAAGCTCAAAAGATTTAGAAAGTCACCAGTTGTAAACACTTGACTATTTATAAAAATCTGCCTATCAGAAAAATAATAAATCCAATCACTATCAATAGAATTCCTAATGTAGAATTAACAAGACAACTAAAAATACCACATATAATAAGTATAAATCCAATAGCTTCAAAAATGCCCCCTTTGCGTTGTATTTTTGATGACTGATTTATTAATACGCGGTTAGGTTTACCGCAATGTGGACAACTATATGCTGCTGTAGATATTTCTTTGCCACAATCCAGACATTTTTGTAAAGGCATTTTTCCTCTCCCAAAAAATATTTAATATTTATTAATTTTATAATCAACAAGTCACCAGTGACATACGCCATTATATATGCAGGGGATTGAAGGACGGTGGTGGAAAGGAAGAGTTATATGACAGCGGTGACTATTGATTTTGTCAAAGAGCGTAACATTGAAAAGATTAACCAGCTTCTGAGACATCATTTTGATCGATGTTTTGTTTCTGCCCTTCACTCTGAGCTAAAGAGCGAGATACAATATTCCGAGCTTTCTGACAGGCAAGTCGAATGTCCTGTATTGCTTGCTGTTCGATCTTGTCCAAATCATTATTAGAAACAGCATCGGTTATTACACAATTTTTTGCAGCATTATGGAAATTATTTTTCCAGAACTTTTTTGTGACCTTTCCTAATCCTTTAGCCTGGTCTTTGGCCCTTTCTCTGATTTCAGCCGGTATATACTGCCAAATAAATAAAGCACCTGCACAATCTTCCTGGGCAACTAATCCTTTATCAGCACAGAATTTTGTAAAATCCTCCTTAATTTTGACTGGAACAGGCCAACCAGTGTTAGTTTTTTCTTCACTTTTTTTCATCACTCATAATCCTATAAAGCCTTACATTTCAGTCAATTACAATTATTCCACAAATATTTTTGTGAAATTTCACAAATTATTTACAAATTTACATTGACAGATTATCTGTGTACCCGATACAGTATCGGTTAGAAATGAAAGGTATTTAAATGGTCTTAACGCTCGCAGCAATCAGCCCTTATAGAAGCCACGAACGAAATTTGTGTTTTTACTCGACTGGCGGCATTTCTTTGCTGCGAGCGAAAAAATATCCGCCAGCGAGTTTTTATTAAGAATTTACCTCCGTGCCGGCCTCCGTGCAGTTATCAGACTAACACGGCGGATTAAAAAAGCAAAAGAAAAATGCAAAAAAATCAGAACATAACGGTAGAGCCAGGATGGTGGAAAATAGCCGCCCTGTTTCTATATTGGATCGGTTTACGGCTCTACCTGATAGCAATAAAGCTCTTTCATAATTTCATAGTACATCGAGAACATCAGTAGCATTGCTAATATCAGACGTTAAGATGTGTGCGTAATGTTTTTCGATCACTCTGACAGAAACGCCCATGATTTTCGAGACTGTAGCGGCTGCAACACCATTGAGTAGCAGCTGAGTGGCACAGTAATGACGTAGGGCATGTGGACCGAACGGTGGAATTCCGGCCTTGACAGCTAATCGAGAGAATTGCAAATACAAGGCATTTTTAGAGGCCGGCTGAATAGTACGCACCAGCGACCTTGCTGTCTTGTTTAATGGTATGGTCCGGCGACGTCTGCCTTTGCCTGTTATAGTTATGCAGCCGTTATTAAAGCTTGACGGTTTTAGAGACGCGAACTCCGAAGCCCTTAATCCCGTATGAGCCAGGAATACAATCCTGTCTTTTGCGAGAGGCCCGGCGATTTCGAGAACTTTGCGATATTCATCTTTTGTAAGACAACGGTTTTCCGGGGGATCTTCTTTGAGTAGTTTAATCTGGCTTGCAGGATTATCGATATTATACCGCTCGCTAAAGTAACGGCAGAAAGACTTAATTACAGTTAAGTGAGCATTTAGAGTCCTGTTCTTTTTGCCGGCCATCCTGTAGAGATACTCCTGAATATGGGCAGGTCGGAGTTGATGAATACGTATGATAGAATTTGGTATGCTCTGCACAAATCGTTTTATCACAAACTTGTAATGCTGCTGAGTTCTTATGGTGTGTCGGGTAATATGTCTGTAAAAATCATTGGTGACATCTGACATTGATTCGCCTGGCTTGACATTGCCTTCACGGACAAGTTTTTCCTGCAATTCAATTTCGGCATAGAAGGCAACCGCCTGAGATTTTTCGATGAAATTTTTTGAGCCTGAGAAGATATAACGTGGGTTTTTGCAGGTTGCGTGCCAGCGAACCCTCCAACGTTTACGTTTTTTCAAGTAACTAAGATTAGCCATCTTTGACCCAAAGGTGCCCAAAAAATATGTCCCAATTTTGCCCCAGACAAAAAGAGCAAAAAAATTCTGCGCTGTGAAAAACCGTAAGTTCTTGCTCCTTCCTTACTTACTCGTAAAGCGGGCGATGGGATTCGAACCCACGACATTCAGCTTGGGAATTTTACTTTCCCATTAAAAAAACGGCTTTTTGCTGCGAACAAGTTAGTTTTATAACACCGAAAACACGTCTGTCAAACATTTTTTTGCCCCAAACCTGACACACATTAACGGCGGTTAAATGAAACGGAATAAGTATCGGCAGAGGAGGCCACGGGGGGAACCGCCGGATTATTGCCGTCGATGATGTTGAGACGATTAGCTTTGCGAGTTGGTGGCCGCATGTCAGTTCCGAATGGATGTAAGAGCACCCCAGCGTTTAGCGCTAACAAAAAATCTAATCCTATCAAGACGGCTTACGAATATCCACGGGCTGTGCGGTGTTAGGCAGCCAACCAAAATGAAAAGGTGCCCAGGCTTGAGCATCGCCGCACAAATTTTACTGTGTGGTGGGGAACCGGTTTTCCACGGCTTCCGGTTCCCCGCTGCCTAAAGGATCAAAGAAAGAGGGAAATTATGAATCATGAAAAGAAAAGGTTGTATTCGCGTATCAAGTTGTTGGTTTGGTTAATAAATATTTTAACGATTATAAGCATCTTATTAAGTGGGTGTGGAACAATCATGCACGGGCCAACACAGGATATTGTTGTCACATCAAATCCGCCTGGAGCGGTCGTTACGCCAACTGATTATACATGCTGGGTTAGGACTCCGGGGGTTATTAGCCTGAAAAGAAGTGACAGTACAATATTGACGGCACGGCTGATGGGCTATGAGGATATGAAAATCAAAGTCAATTGCACGTTGACGCCGTGGCTGTTAGGTAACGGAGCGTTTGCCTGGTATGACGTGCAGTGGTGGACAGGTTTGGACATACCGTTGGCGGGAGTATTGGCATTAGGTGATTTAATGACAGGCTCAATTGGACAGTTATCACCTGCCAAGGTTCACTTTGAACTTATCCCTAAGAAAAAACACCAATAGAAATATAGACATGAAAAATCCTCATTATTTTAGACTTAAAAAAGACGGAAAGTTTGCAGGTTTCAAACGTATTGTTACTGAGTATCTGTCACCTGGTTGCGGCAAGTGGCAGTTAAATCCGATACCACATGATGAAGGCGAGACAGAAAGCTTGAGTAAGCCGGCAATGGGTATTGATAATTTAAAGAGGGAAAGTCTATCAGGAAAATAAGTTTTGCAAGGATGCAAATGAATATAGGGATTATTAACATCGAACCGAGTATCAACAACACGGCCTATATGCAGATCGCGAGATATTACAAAAGCAAAGGTCACAAAGTCGAGTGGTGGTCACCGGAAAATCATAAACAATTCAACGCAGTTTTTTGCAGTTCTCTATTTACTTACACGGACAAAAGCCAAATCCCCGATGATGTCATCACCGGCGGTACCGGTTACAATGTCAAATCACGTCTGTCTAAAGTCATTGAAAATAGTCAGCTTGATTACAGCATCTATCCATTGTGTGACACTTCCTATATATGGTTTTCACGAGGCTGTAAAAGACAATGCCCCTGGTGCATAGTCCACGACAAAGAGGGCGACATTCACCCTGTCGATCCGAAAAACTTGAACCCAGCCGGCAGGACAATAACGGTTTGCGATAACAGTTTTTTTGAAAATCCTGAATGGGAAAAATCGATTGAATTTCTACGGGATAAAAATTTGCCATGTGACATACAGGGAATTGATGTAAGAACGATAACATTAAGGCAGGCACACTCTTTGACGAAGATTATCAGGAAAAAACACAAGCGGTTCAAGATCGCGTGGGATAATCCATACGATGAACAAGCGGTGATGAAAGGCATATCTCTAATGACGAGATTCATTCCGCCTTACGATTTAATGTGCTATGTCCTGATAGGCAGGCAGCCGAGTGACCATGATTTGTATAGAGTAAACAAACTAAAAAGCATGAAGATAAACCCGTTCGTTATGCCGCTCGACAAAAATGATTTTTACCAAAAGACTTTTGCACGATGGGTAAATCATAAAGCGATATTCAAGTCGGTTACTTGGGAAAAGTATTTTAATCGGCAGTGGAAAAAAGAAGAAAAGCTGCTTGGAAGGGATCAACGGCTATGATTTTGAAAGCAATTTCAATTCATCAGCCTTTTGCGTCATTAATCGCACAGGGGACAAAGACAATAGAGACACGCTCCTGGAAAACAGAATACAGGGGAGACCTTCTTATTTTATCAACACAAAAACCGAAGTGTCCAAATCTCAAGTGCGGATATGCTTTGTGCATAGTTGATTTATATGGTTGCAGACCAATGAACAAAAATGATGAAGTAAAGGCTTGCTGTGAAATGTATGCCGGTGCCTGGTCATGGCTGTTAAGAAATCTAAGAGTAATTGAACCGGTTCCCTGCAGGGGCGGCCAGAGGATTTTTACTGTCGATATTGAGATACGGCAGAAAGAGTGAAAACTGGCAAAGCAGTTTTATACATACAGCTGGTCTAACAATTCAAAGAGGGAAAAGATGAAAGGCAGGAAGTGTATTATTTTAGCAAGAGGCAAGCTTAACAATTGCCTTATAGAATTTTCAGACAATAGACAAATGGAAGTAGTGAGTATAAGAGCTTTGAGAAAATACAACAGGACATCGAGGAAGCACCTGGAAAAAGCAATGATAAGCAGAGCGGTTAAAAAGTCACCGAAGAAAAGACTAACAGCTGAATTGCTCGGCCTGAAAAATGGAGATTGAACAATGACTGTCTATATAGATAATTTGAGGCCTTGTCTTAAAAGTAAAATCTGGCCTTACCCAGAAAGCTGTCACTTGATAGCTGATAGCATACCCGAATTACACAAATTCGCAATAAATAAGCTCGGCCTTAAGCCATATTGGTTTCAAAATCGCAAGCATTTGCCTCATTACGATTTGACTAAGAACATGAGAAGAAAAGCTGTGAGACTCGGAGCGGTCCAGATCGGTGACGCACAGGTCGCATTAATGATGAAACGCAGCAGAGATCGACTGAGAAATCTAACAAGTAAGCCGGACGAAGGAAGCCGGTAGAATAATAACATTTATTAAAGGAGTCTGAAAATGGTTAGGTCCAAAGTAATTATGGTGGTTGTTGTTTTGTGTGTTTTATTTTCCGGCGGCTGTGACCTGGCAATGCTGCAAAAAGACGACGTTGTCAAAACAAGCAATGCCATTGAGGTAATATCACAAAAGCTCGATGTCGTACAAGAGGGGATGACGGAGTGGGCAAAAGCCACGGGGCAAAATGTGGAAAAGATTACTGAATTGAATAGTGACATTGACAAATACCAGGACACTCTAATCGATGCAAAGAAAGCTTTTGACGAAGCGCCTACAGTAATCGAAGGGGCTATAGCGGCGAATCAGGCGAGTGCACCGATTAATCCTTACGCCGGCATGGTAGATATTATTCTGAAAACGATACTCGGCTTGACAACAACATCTACAGTGGTAGCTGGCACCGTTGCTGTAAACAGAGGCAAGAAAAACAAAAATCTCAATACGGAAAAAGATGAATTAACGACAAAGTACAAAGCAACAAATAAAGCTAATGAGATTTTGAGAGTTCGCCATCCGGATATCGCCGAGGAACATTACAGGCTTGTTGGAGACGTTCGAAGCGGTAAAGATGTTTCTGTTAAAGGAGTCGCATAACTCTTTTGTAAGGATTTACACCTATAGAAGTAGCCCCGCCTGCAGCATCCGGCTGGCGGGGCTTTGACAAGTTAAACTAATTATGAAAAGGAATTCATAATGCAGGCGTATCGAATTGTGGATTGGTGGCAGTACGAAGTCACTGCCAAAGGTAGAAAAGCAAAACAAGACACACCTATAGAAGAACTAAGAAAAGCCCCACTTGATTATATACGCTTTCCGGTCATGGGACATGATTTGAGTGCGGCTTTTAGGAGATTGGTAAAACGTTCTTGGAGTCATGGCGACTTAATGGCAGCCGCGTGCATTGGTTTTTATAAGATGCTTTTGGGATTGGCCGGCAATCAGGAACGTGAATACAGGGGTTATATTTTAGACGATAGACAGAGACCCATAAATCCAATGCAGATAGCTGAATTATTGACCTTGACAACCGAGCAGATCGAGAACGTATTCGAAGTTTTGATGGATGAAAGCGTAAGATGGGTGGAATTAGTTGATTTTCCTGAAAGCCTCCAGAGTGAAGATAGTAAAAGTGCGGATTTCAAAATGGGCAAAATAAAAGACGGATACAAGCCGCCCGGATTTTCCGGGAGCGGTGGAGTGAGTAAGGGGGATAACCGGGAGGCTTTAAACGAAACCGTACCGGTAGATATTAATAAAAAAATTAACGAAACGAAACGAAACGTAGAAAATGTGGCATACAAGCCGCCCGGTTTTTCCGGGAGCGATGGAGTGAATATCGGTCATCTGCCATCCGGTGTGTGGAGAGAATCGCCCACGGCACAGCCCCCGCCTCCGGGCACGGACACGGATTCGAACGATACGGACTCGGAAAAGATTTCGGCCACGGACACGTGCTCGGTTTCGGATTCGGTTTCTTCGGCGGGGGCTGTGCCGTGGGCGGGATTGGCCGGTAAGGAGCGTATTTTTGAAATCACCAGGCAATGCAATATCGCTGTTTTTAACCTTAGTGAAATTATCTCATTCAAAACAGGTTCGGACCGGACAACTGTAAGTAACATATTCGAACAAATCAAACAAAGGATAATATCCGGACTCGACGAAGATTTATTTTCAATGTCACTGTCTATAGCAAGAGAGTGCGTAAGAGTTGCAGATAAACCGATGGCAATGTTTGTCGATGCCATGAAGAAAAAGCCATTCTGTTATGTCCCTCGAAAAATCACTTTAACAAAAGACAAGTTTTACAAACATTAACTTAAAAGGAGCGAAAAATGAGCAAGCATATTTTCAAAGAAATATCGGTCAACAAAATACTTCCGAGCAAAGACAATGCACGAAAGATAGATCAGAAATCTGAAAGCTTTACTCAGCTATTGAACAGCATAAAAGCGAGCGGTGTAAGAGTGCCGATTCATCTGTGGCCCCATCCGAAAAAGGAAGGCATGTTTGAGATAAGGGCCGGTGAACGCAGGTGGCGGGCTTCAAAACATCTCGGCCTTGAAACTATTCCGGCGATTGTCCACGAAGGCATTTCTTATGACGAAGCTATAACGGTGACTTATGTAGAAAATAAATTTCGCAAGCCGCTTAAACCGCTTGAGGAAATCGCTGAAATTGCAAAGGCTATGAATAACCTTAAAGAGCCTAAAGTCATCGCAGAGCTTATCGGCCAGACAGAACATTGGGTGCGTCTCAGAGCAAATATTCACAAAAACTTGATTCAGGGTTTCAGGCAGTCATTTATTAACCAGGACCAAAGCCAGGTTTTTCACAGCTGGACGGTCGGTCATTTAACATTAATAGCGAGATTGCCGGCTGACAGTCAAAAGTCACTATTGGCTGAAATAAATCAATTCTATTGGCAATGGGAAAATGTTTCGGTTCATGATTTAGAAAACCGGATTGCTCAGAGATTACAACTATTGAATAAAGCGCCATGGAGTTTGGCTGATAAAACCTTATTTCCTAAAGCCGGCTCATGCGAAGATTGCCCCAAGCGATGTTTTTCAGAGCCTTTGTTATGGAATGTCACGGCCAACGAGAAAAATCAGAAAAAAGACCGATGCCTAAGCCCCGATTGTTGGAAAACCAAAACAAAATTATTCTTACAACAAAAAGCAAAAGCGCTATCGGAAGAACATGAAAACCTTGCTTACATATCGAAAGTATATATGAACCAAGGCGAGAAAAGGGAGTTATCGGAAACATTTGGTCGTGTTCTCGATATGGATGATGTTGAGAAATCCACAAAAGGCACAAAGGATGCAATACCGGCAATGATTGTTAGTGGCAGCGGATCGGGAAAGATAATGTACGTCAAAGAAAAGCAATTCACCAGGCCCGGGGCAACAGGACGCAGAGTAAGAGGCCAGGTTACACCATTGAAAGAACGCAGGAAATTGCTCGACTGCAAAAGGTGGGCTCAACTGCTATTAGACCTCAGAGAGAAAGTCGAAAAAACAAACGTTGAAGATATCATCTATGACGATAAGTACACGGCTGTAATGTCACTTGTGGCGGTTTTCGGAAATGAGATAAGAATCGTCCATGACGAAAAGGAAGTGGACAGACTAATGGCAGAGCGGAAGAAAAACCCAACAGCAGCTTACTCTGAGGCCTTACAAACATTGTGGAGAACATTCATACCGACACTCGATAGAATGTTGACCTATAACGGTCCGGTGACACAAACATCGAAGCATTACATCGAAACTGCGAAGTGGATAGGATACATAATTCAGGTCAGCATAAACGATATGTTCAAAGAGATATCGAAACGCAAAGGATTCACTGAGCCGGCATCATGGAAAAACTTGAACGCAGACGGAACAACAAAAACAAAGAAAACTAAAAAGACGAAGAAAGCCAAGAAGGTCACGAAGTCAGAGCAAAAAACAAAAACGAAGAAAAAGAAATCAGCTTAAAAACATTATGACTATCGATTTAAAATACCCGTTGAATGATTTGGCATGGTTCGAGGATAGCCCCGATGCAGGTCATCCGGATTGCATTTGTTCATATTGTGGCTTTTTAATAGATGAGGATGATTTCCCATTCCGACTGTTCAGGAAAAGTGAACCTACAAATCCAAATTCAAAAACCCTTGAAGCAAGGTTGCATAGACATTGTTTTGAGATGTCATTAAAGAAGGAGTGACTATATGGCTAAGTCAAAAAAGGATGATAAGATTCGAACAACAAAAGGCATGTATCCTGTGAAATGTATATTGACACCTGATGAAACGAGAGAGGCAGGCTTTAGGCTTGCAGGTTATTATCAGGACATTGAGACTATCAACCAGGAAAAGAAAGCAGCCTTGGCAGACTTCAAGAACAGAATCGAGGCAATTAACGACAAGATACACAAAGCATCGATAATGATTAAGCAGGGCATTGAGGTAAGACAAATCGAATGTGAAATGGTAATGGATTACAACAAGAACACTGTGACACTAACAAGGTTGGATACAAACGATGTCGTTGATCGTCGCGGCATGACAAACGAAGAAAAGCAGATGACATTATTCAAAGAGTCTGATGCGAAAGGCAAGGCCATCAACGCAGAGAATGTTCAGCAAGAGCAATTGAAATTCGATAAGGATAACGCAGATAAAAAGACTGACAAGAAATAAACTATTGTCACCAATCCACAAGGCCGGCCAGGTGGTCCACAGTTTTAGACCTGGCCGGCTCTGCCTATCATAAAAGAAGGCAAGGTGACAAACGTAAATAACTGAAATAAATGTATTTAAGAAAAATAACAACGCTGAAAAACAAAGATTTTAATGCATTAATGCGGGTCCTACTCCAACATAAGTGCTTTGCGGGTAT